GACTGTAAGCAATGCGACGGCGCGCCCGATGGCAACAAGCGCCCATCACGCGCGATCAATGCACACGGGCCAGTGTTGAAGCGCTACCGAAAATGGCGCGACGGGCTGGGGGCTCCTGAAGACTGGGCACGGATCGCAATGAAGGAGGCAGGGGGATGAAAACCTTCTTCTTCCTGGGGGCCTGGTTTGCGTGGTGGCTTCTAAAAGAAATCCAAGCGCCCTAAACACTTGCGCCCTTCGGGGCGCTTTTCCTTTGGCGACGGTGGCGGGCGTCAGAGAGAGAGGACCAAAAGAAAGGGAGAGAGAGGGGACGATAGAAAAGCAAGACGGCGCCGAGCTGAGCTGAGCTGAGCTGAGCTAAAACTTTTTTATTTTTCTTGTTGACACTTTCAGTTACCACTGCTACTATTAGTTACATCACATCAACAACAGGAGTAAGTGATGCCGGAATCCCAGCCAGTAGAAAACTTTTTAGTCAACGAGCTTCAGCGGCAGTCTCATAAGTACATGGTTCAACGCCATATCTTTTGCATGGGCTGCCAGTCGGTCCTCGATGTCCGAACCGCCGTGAGCTTCGATATTTATGCAGCAAGTGACAAGGGCGACACTATCACGGGTGAGAACCTTGCGTACGCCGGCATTTTATGCGGCAAGTGTTTTGACCTCAGCGTGAATACTGGGGGGATGGAAAACGCAATCAAGGAGGCGGGGGAGGGGGCCTACCTTGAAACCTTCGATGGCCGCGAACGATGGAAATAAAACGGGCTGGGAACCCTGCCGGGCGTCCTTCGGGGCGCTCGGTTTTTCCAGGGGCGTAGAGAGAGAGGACCAATCCTATAAACGTAGAGAGAGAGTGGAGAGAGAGAGCATGGAAAAGAAGGAAGCACAGCGGCACGAGCTGAAACGGCTCGGTCGGTTCTACACAGAGATGGCAGCCGTTGGTCTGCTCAACAGGCTCGCATCGGAAGGCAAGGAGGATCAATCTCGGCGCTGTCTTATGCGCCTCGAGCACGGCTATTGGGTTGTTTACGACCCTGGCCCGTAGGCTTGCAGCATAGCGTTTCCAAAACTTTTTTCGGCCTGAATGCATTTTTTTCCTTGCAACTCTCGGTAGCAACTGTAAAGATGGGTTCAGTCGGTAGGCAATGAAGCCAACTACAGCCGACCTAAAGGAAACCCACTGTGCCTAACAACAACCTTCCCGACCTGTTCGCTCCTGAAGGACTGACTCAAGAGCAACGCGCTATGGTCGATATGGCAACCTTCCAGTTGCTGACCATCTTGCGCAAGCAACACAACCTGACTCAGCGCAGCCTTTGCGCACTCGGTCAGGACTGCGCCTACTTCAACGATGGACGCGCGGAGCAATGGCGCACTGAGCAGTGCGACGCGGCTCAACGTCACCTTGAAGCAAACCCCGACCTGCTCGACGCATTCATTGCAGCGAACATCTCGGCTGAGGCTCTTGCTGCTCAGTTCCTCGACGGCATCGGCGGCAACGTTGACTTCTTGCCCGAACTCGAAGTCATCAACTAAACCCCTTACCGCTCGCCCCCTACGGGGGGCGGGCTCTTGGAGCTTCCCATGTCCACAATCACTATCACCCTCACCCTACCGCTTGACAAAGCCCGGCTGCTTCTGGACCTGCTCGACGAGCCGCAAGCCCTGCCGGACTCCAAGCCTGAACGCGACGATGTTCTCTACCGGGTCACACCTGTTGATGACGACGACGACGAAGAAGAAGAAGACGACGACGACGGCACCGTGACCGGAGCCATCACGCCCAAGATGCTCGAGGAGGCTGAGCTATGCCGGACCTGGCGCGAGAAGCACCGCTTCTTCCAGTACGAAGCGGCGCAGTACTTCAGCCCCGACGAAGACGGGCACGACATCCCGGCCAGCAGTTGGTGCTTCTTTGAGAACCCGGAGCACCACCCGAACATGGTCAGCCCCGAAGGTAAGAAGCGGCGCGACCGTCGGCGCCTCGACTACATCGTGCATCGGTTGAGGAATCTGAGGAAATAAGCACAGGGGTTCCGACCCTAAGCCCGGAGGCGATCCTGTCTCCGGGCTTTCTTGTGTCCGCTCCAGATTTCCAAATCATTTCAACAACTTACCATACCCCCCCACCTCCCCCTTTTTTTTAAAAAAAATCCAATTTTTAGGGGAGGTGCTCAAACCCCGGACCCAAAAACCCCAATCATTCGTGTTACAGTCAGTACCATGATTACCTGTGGCACCTGCTATTCACCCTCACATCGGGTTCATCCGTTCGCTCACATCATGCTTCACGCGCAGACAGAGCCCTTGCATCTACCAAGCAAGAGCCTGGATCCGTGGCTGCGAGCGTGGGTCGAAATACGCGGCCGTCCTTTTGGGTGGAGCTTATCTGCAATTCATACAGAGGCTCCTGAAGTTGTACATATGGTGAAGTGGATCAACCATCAGCCTGCGCTGCTAAGCTGGTTTCAGTCTAAGCAGGCATTTCGCGCACCAACAGAATGGCCCCCGGAAGTAGAGCGAGCTTTTTCTCCATTGCCTGTAGTGACCCCTTGGGAGTATGCAAACGCGTGTCCGCCCCCGGCGCCGGGAGGTTTTTTGTCGGTATGGCTGTCGCATAGGGCGTCGATACTGTGGTGCTATGCAGCCGGTATGAGCGTGCCGATGTTGGCGAAGCATTTGTGCGTGCCGCCGGAATCGATTGAGCAGGAGATGGTAAGAGCTATCGAGGCTTTAAAAAAGCACGGCCCCTTTGTTGTATGGGCCTTAGACCCGGACACAGGGTTTGAGGACATTGCCGCCGGAACAGGGCTGCCGCTGATGCAGCGATTAGAGATGCACCGGGAAATACAGGTAAACCCATTAAGGGCGCCTAAAAGAGTGTTCGAGCCGCTGATGAAGAACGGAAGGTTCTGGCAAAGAGTGCGTTCGGGTTGGTATTGTAGTTCGACAGGCGGGCGCAGGGTTCGCAAGAACATTATGGTTGCAGGGCCGGAGACATAATGGAAAGCACAAAAAAGCAGCGTAAGCTTCCAAAGCGAAACCCACCGGGTGGCGAGGGTGCAGCAGAGTACCTGGCATGGCTGGGTGCCATTCCTCAGGAAGAGCGTTTAGCGATTTCAGAGATTCTTAGCTCAATCCAAGTGCGCACCTACGACGACTTGATGTCGTTCAGCCAGCGTGTCCTCGTCGAGATTCTTGCTGGCCGTATTACGCCGGCTGTCGCTTCGGAGGCGCGGGGATGGGCTGAGCTTATGATGATGAGCATTGCCGCCAAGAACGCATCGCAAGGAACGCCAGCTAGCGCTTACGGCGACCTGATTCATGCTCTTGAGGACGTCAAGGAGTCGTCGACGCTTATTGAGGCTTCGTACACGACCGAGTTCCAGGTGGAGCAAGACAAGGTTGCCGAGGGGGCTGAGTGAGCCATCCTGCCCTCGACAAGCAAGTAAGAAGTACCCTGTCGAACGCTTCTATTAGTCTTCTTGCCTATGGTCATGTACAAGACCAGTCGACAGGCAACGCCATTCGCTACAGTCCAACTGCAATTACCGACAAGCTGCAGTCTACGATTGTTTCTTACTTTTCCAACCCGCCGCTGACTGCTGATGGTCAGGTTCGATGGCTGGTGTTGCTTGGCTATCGCCAGGCGGGGAAGTCCACCGCACCGGAGCTTTGTGCTTATGCAAAAACCGCATACACCCCAGGATGGGACCACGTCTGCATCGCAGACACACGAAATCGCGCTGAATACCTACATGGACGCGTTCACTTCTGCCACAACCGATGGCCCGAAGCCATCCGAGCGCCGACGCATGGAGGTCGTGAAGTCCGTCAGCTCACGTTTGACCCATCAGTTGGAGGAAAAATGCGTGTCCTCTCTGGTGAGTCTGGTGCTGTTGGTATCGGTCAGTCGCCCGACTCTTTCCATGGGTCGGAGATTCCGTTCTGGGGGGACGCGGAGAGGCAGTTCTCGCTCATTTTTCCGTCGATGATCAACAGGGACCACTCGCTGATGCTGCTTGAGGCTACGCCTTGGGAAGCAGATTCGTGGTGGCATGACCGCTGCACAGAGGCCCGCTACGGTGATGGTCGTTGGGTATACGCGTTCTTCCCCTTCTGGGACGGCAAACTCAACCGTCGACCCTGGAATCCAGGCGATTCGCTGGACAATAGCGAAATCGAACTGATGAATAGGTACGGAAAAGAGGGAATGACGCTCGAAAACATTGCTTTTCGCCGTCTGATGATCGATACGGACCCCGAAATCCGCAGAGATCCCGATCTGTTCCGCATTTTCTACCCATTAGACGACGTTTCGTGCTGGCTCAAGACAAATCGGTCGGTAATTCACCCGGATCTGCTCGAAAAACACTCGAAACGAGAGATGAGGGAGTGGAGTCCGTCCTATATGGAGTACGAAGCGCCCTGTTCGGACTCGATCTACGTGATTGGGGTCGATCCAGCCGGTCATGCAGCCCGTGACCACGCCTCATTCCAGGTATTGAAGGTAGAAGACGGCCATTGGGAGCAGGTTGCTTGCTATGCCGACCACACCGAGCCTGTTAAATTTACAGAACGTCTTATTTCGGTCGCTAATCGTTACAATCGAGCCCTTGTTTGCGTAGAATCGAACGGTGTAGGCGCTGCTACCATTGCCTTGTTGATTCAAGACAACTACCCTAATTTGTTCCACGAAAAGCCCTATAAGCCTGGTTTCACGTCTACTACGCAGTCCATCGACAGAATGCTGGGTTGGTTGCAGGACGCTCTGCGCGATGAACTGGTGTTCAACGATAAGGACACCTATGTGCAGTTGACCACATACCGCCACGACAAACGCGTCGAGGACGGTGTTGGTGCTGAGATGCTGCGAGGCGGCGTTGGTAAAAAACGACGTTCGCGCCACCACTGGGATAAGATATCTGCACTACAAATGGCTGTAGTTGCGGCCAGAAATGCCCCCCGTAGGATCCGAAAACCGAAAGAGGTGCCGGATAACATTGTGTTGTTCAAGGACATGTCTTGGGATCAAGTTCAAGAACACAGGAAACAAGCAGCAAGCGATAAACCTGATACGCGTCGTAGGAAAGTGAAGTATAGACGTGTCAGGCGCAGGAGAAAGTGATGCTAACCAATCAGCAAATCTTCGGAATCATTGAGGCCCATCGGACTAAGACTTCCCGT